CTACTTTTGATCCCAATGCACTTGGAATAGCAGCACCAAGGGCACCGCCAATTGCGCCGCCGACTGGACCACCTAATGCTGTACCTGCTGTTGTACCTAACGCTGATAGTGCCGGAGTTGCGCCAGTCATTGCACCTAATGCCGAGCCGCCTGCTGCTCCTGCAATAGAACCAAGCATACCTGCTTGTAAATCTTGATCGCCTTCTACATCGTCACGTCCTGGAATACTTGGATCGTCGTCCATTGCTGCACGGAATTTTTCAATGTCAGTACGCATTGGCATTGGCATATCTGCTGGTACTGGTTTTGATTGCATTCCAGCATGTCCCTGCATAGCTGCAATCATATCTGCAATTTCTGCACCTGTTTCAGCAGTAACTGATATACTCGCTGCTTCTGTTAATGTTTCTTTTTTTGCAGAATTTTCAATATCCGTCATCTGCTGTATTAAGTTTTTCATATCCATAATATTAGCCTCCTACGACCGCTTTGCTATTTTCTGCATCGCCTATGTCCTTAGATTCACCTTGTGGTGCACCATCGGCGCCATCGTGGTCGCGTTCTTTACGAGCAGATTCAAGTTCTTTTAATAAATCCATAACACGGTTGCCGCCAACGCTATCTTGTGCGCTTTCGCCACCCATGTCTTCTTTAGTTAACATTGTTTCATAAGGAGAATTATCTGTCTCCTCTTGATATTCAATTCTTGGATCATTTGCATTACGTACAATAAGGTGTGTCTCTGGAATACTGCAACAGTTAGAAAGATATTCTTCTAATACATGTGCAGTTGTAGGATATTCAATTTCAGTATCCCAATATGTTACTTCCATATTTTGTAATTTTGGAAAATCTAAAGGACGTTCTTGTATTGGTGTTTTCTTTCCTGCTGTCATATTAACAACATTATATTTCTTAAGTGCAGTTTCTAATTTATCTACACAGCCTTCTGGTAGAGGTCCTGCAACACCAATTTTAAATTCGTATGTCTTTTTAGACTCTGTTAGTATTTCTTTAAATGATCTCATCGCGCAATGATCCTAAATTTGTGTTATATGTTATTTATCTTTATCTAGCCCTTTGAGCTTCTCTAGAAGACTATTTCTATCAGTAACAATATGTCCTTCACCGGTAATCATATCACTATCATTACCACTGTCTTTGTCCATTTTTTCTTTTTTAAGTTGCAATTCAATCATTTTTAATTTTTTATCCATCTTTGCAACTTTAGCATCTAGGCTAGTTTTTAGCATACTACCTGCAACTTCAAAAACTCTGCCACTATAACGGCTTTCTACGTTCATGCCAAGATCCATTAAATCTTCATATGCACTCATAGCTTTGTCAGCAACTTCATTGAGTTCTTTGTCTGCCATTTCGCCTAAGCCTTTTACAGCAGGTAATGCAGCACTAATTTTATCAAATTCTGCTATGTCACGAAATGTTTCTTCTCGTTCGAGTTCGTGTTTTGATTGCTCAACTTCTCTTGCTTCAGCTTCTTCGATTATTTCTTTAGAATCTGGCAAATTTAATAAATCTTCTAACTTTTTTGTCATTGTAGCTTTCCATTATATGCTACTATTATTTATCTTCTTTTGCCGTTATGGAATATATCTTGTTCAGTAACTATACGAAAATAAATACCTTTTTGTTTACACCATGCTCTTGCTGCTTCCCATTTAGCTTGATTTACAACATAATGCGCTCGGTTTGCTCTTGAGCGTCCTAATTTTTCTTTTAATGCTTGACTACTAGGTTTTACTTCTACAAGTTCAACACGCTGTCTGCCACCTTTGTCGGCATATACAATAAAAAAATCAGGAACATATATTGTATGTCTTCCAGTTAACGGATTTCTATAAGGTATACGAATTGCTTCTGAAGCCCATTGACTAACACTAGGATGTTCGTCACAAAACTTCATAAAAGTAAATTCCCAACCAGAACGATATGTAGGAGACTTGTTACCTACATATTTGTCAGGGTTTTTTAGATTGAATTTACCTTGTGCAAAATGTGCCATCTTAAATTACTATATTTCTTTGATCAAATAATTGTGTAGGTGTAGTGCCGTCTTTGAAACCTAACGCACTTGTTTTTGATCTATTGAAATTTAAGATTTGGGCTACAATGATACTTAGCTGTACATCAGTAACGCCTTTAAGAGTATCTAATAATTCCTGTACATTTAAGTTATCAATTTCTGCTTGTTGTAAAAGTACTGACGCAGTGTTAATTGCACTAGTTTTTTCAAATCCTCGTTTTAAAAAATATCCAATAACAGCATCAACTTCGCTAGGATTATAACTTATTTCTTTTTGGAAATAATTGTCAAAGAATTTTTTTGTAAGTTCTGCAGATTCTGCTGTTCTTAAATCTGAATTTGCCATCTTGATATCCTATAGTTTGTCTAGTGCATTGGACGCAACTTGTGATAATTTTGCATCACCTGATTGAATCTTATTAATAGCTTGGGCAGCGTATGATGCTCGTTGTCCTGCACTTGCACTGTTATACTCAGAAAGCGTTACATTTCCTAAACCGCCGCTATTAATTATTGCAGGCATAACTTGAGCCTGTGTTGCAGGATCGCTTAGACTATTTGCTATTGATTCAGCAGATAGTATTCTTGAATTAGATACATTTGTTGATGTTGAACTAGAAGATATGTTTTGTCCGTCTACTACAGGTATTTTATCTTGTGTTAACACATTTGTAATAACCCCGCCTAATATACCTACTCCAACTTCTTTTAAAATATTATTTGAACCTTTTGATTTATTTCCAAATGCTTTATTAAGTAATGCAGATGTGCCTAACCCAATAAGAGACGGAATTAATGAGCCTCCTCCTGTTCCGCTTAACAAAGAATTATCTATCATACCTAACGGACTCGGTTCTACATCGTAACCAACACCTGATTCAGCAAATCCTGGAGGTGTATCTCCTGCTACTGACCCGTTGCTATATAAAACACTTTCGTAAGCAACAGTCATTGATGCTTGATTAAAATCAGTACTTGAACTATCAACAAGTCCATGATCCCATGCACTTAGAAGTGGATTAACTAGTGTATATGCAAACCATTCTCTTCTAGCTAATTGATAAATTGTAATATATTTAAAAAATGGATTATACTTTTTATTGTTTAAACCGTAATTTGGAACTTTTGCAAAGTATTTGTCTCTAGCCTGATAAGCACCGTCTGTTCCACTAAGTGTTTTATTTCCATCTGCAAAATAATATTGATAATATTCTTGCAACATAGATCTAACAGCACCTAAATTATCATCATGTAAACTTATTCTTACATCTTGGTAATCTAATCTAGTTTGTATATTCTTTTTTCTATTATATTGTTGTTTGTTTTCTACTGATGCTCTGAAGCTAGGTAAGTCTGCACTCTTTACCATAATTCCTAGTTCTTTTTGAAAATTAAAACTATTTGAAGTAGCGCCATTACCTACTTCGGGATTTGGTACAAACACCACATGATACATATATTGCGCTTTTGGCGCAAATGTAAAATTATTTTGGGTATAAATTTGATGAGCATGTCTAGCATCTCTCAAATGTGTACCTGATGTTAAATTAAATGTAAAAAGGTCCTTTAAACTCATAATAATATTTATCTGTTCTGTAAAGTGTGTAGATAATAAAAAAGCGAGAGCTAATAAAAGCCCTCGCTTTGTTGTTTAAAATACCAATCCTAAAAAGTATTAGCCAGTAACTGTAGTACCGCCAATTGCAGCAACAGTTGCTCTTGCTACTGATTCGCCAATACCTTCGAATGCATCATCTGCACCAAATTGGATAGCATTATCATAACGTATAGTTAATGCTACTGTAACTGCATCACTTGTAGCATATGCTAGTGTGTTGTAGTTAGCTGACTCAATATAGCATCCAACTAATTGGAAACGGTCAATTACGTTTGCACCTTCTGCACCGTTACCACCATCTAGAATTTCAATTCTAGTTTGGAACTTGTAAGACCCACTTGATACTGCACTTGACTGTTCGAAGAAATCGAATTGTCTTTGTAGTTGCTGTCCAACAATTTTTTGTACATTGTTGTTTGCATCTTCACGCAATGTAAGTGTGATTGGTTCCCAAGTATGCTTACCTGCAAGATATGTTCTTGAGTTGTAAGCGTCGATTGTCATTTGTTCAAAAGTTAGGTTTGGACGAGTTACGTCTACAACCTGTCTTGAAATTTCTCTAGTTCCATCAGGACCACCAGTTGTACCAAAGTTGTCAAGTAGCACTCTAAAGCGATACTGTAGTTTTGGCATTAATAGCGAACTGTTAGAACCACCACCTTCTGTAGGTATACTAATATTTTGTAATGTTGTGATTGGCATTTTTTAATCTCCTATACACATGTATTTATGCTATAATGAGTGGAGTGTTTCATCCACTCATTAAGTGCGCATATTAACCTAGTGCTGCAATCTCTCCTGTGTTCTTGATACGCAATGGAATGTAAATAAATTCAATTGCTTTAACTGGCTCAATTGCAATATCGATCCAAAGCTCATTACGGTCAATTCTACTTGGTGTGTTGTTTGATTCATCACACACAACTAGGAAGTCGTATAGTGCTCTTAGAGCTACAAGTTCTAGCAATAGTGCGTCAGCTGCTGCTTTGATTTGATCACGTGTGATCTTATCATTTGGTTCAAACAAGTATGGTTTTGCTAGTAGTTCTAGCTGACCACGTAAGTAAACAACCAAACGTGCAACATTGACTCTGTCTAATGCACTTGCATTTCTTGCACGAGTTTTTTGTCCAAATACAGTTAACCCTGCTCCACTTAAGAATGTAATTGGGTTAATGCTGTTGCTATACAACGTATCACGCTGTCCAGTGTTTAGTGCTACTGAAACAAATTCGCCTTCTGAGTTAATGTAACCAGATGCTGTTGCGTTTGTAACACCGCCACGTCTTGTACCTGCTGGAGCAAACCAGGGGAATGCCACTTGGTCGTTAAGTACAATAGTGCGTAGTGCCATGTAGCTTGGTGGAACAACAATGTTGTTACCAAAGTTATCACTTGTATAACCTGCACCATAATACATTGCCATGTACTCATCAAAGCTAACTGCACCGTTGTCGTTATCTTCAACTGCTAGTCTAACGTTAGTTGCCCACTCATTTAATGAAGTTGCATCTGGTGTTAAACGGAATGGTGTATCACCTACAACAAATGCTGTTAAACGTCTATCGTAGTTTAGTGTAATCATTTCACCGATTAGTTCTGGATAACCTGGTGTAGCAATCAAGTTAAACTGACGTGATTCTTCGTCACGAATGTCTTGGTTACTATTTACAGTTGCTTGTAATGCCTGTACTACTGATTTACGTTGTGCATGACGTCCAAATGTACCTGAACCGTCTTCATTGTTTCCTGAGTCAGTAACCCAACGGTGTGGATATTCTCCATCCATTGCTGCATCGTTTTGACGAATGTTGTCGCCGTCAACGTCTACATAGTTACGCTCAAAACGCTTAACGTTAAATCCGCTTCTACGTAGGTTCCATAGCAACATACCTTTTGGATATAGTGCTGGATCTGGAGCATCGAAGTCTAAGTAATCACTTACTAGTAGTTCTTCAATAGTTGCATCTGGCGCAACTGATGTTGTACCGCCTGAATCACCTGCTCTTGCATCTGCAAACAAAATACCATTTTCTGTAGTTTGGTCTGTTTTGTCTAGTAATACCCAATTACCTAAGTCTGCATTGTATCTGTAGACTGCTGGATAATCTTCAACATCTGCTGTGCTAACCCAAATATCGCCTGTAACAAATGCTAATGCACCGTCTGGACGTTCTGTAGGCTGTGTAGCACTTACAATTGGACCGCCTGTATCAGTGCCTGTATAAGGACTTGCTACATCGCTACCATTGCCGCTAGGATTAGAACCATCATATGCTAGTCCAACCCAGCTATCGCCGTTGTGTACTAGAATGTCTACTTCATCTACTACTGAATTATACCATAAACGACCATGAGCTGCAAGACTTAACGGCTCGTCTTCTGCTGCTGTGTATGTTAGTGGTTTCCAGTTTGAAGCAGTGTATTCTGCTGGAATTGTAGTATTGTCTGTACCGGCTGTAAAATATAAGTTAGCTGTATCATCTGTAAAGCCTGCTGTTGTTAAGCCGCCAGTTGTGTCAACTACTCTAATTTCACCACCTAGTTTGTGACTAATTACCACACGGTTTTGTGAATCAACTAGTGCTACTACATTTTTCATTCCAGCTGCGTTAATAGCTGCTGCAATTGCTTCTGCATCTCCAGTTGCTGCACCTGTTACATCAAAACTTACAGTTGTTGCAGATGTTAAAGAACTACTGTTTACAACTGTTTCTTGAATAGTAAATGTATGTGTTGCTGCGCCGCCATATGTAGTTGCAAGAATCTTGCTACTTGTTACTGTTGTTGCGCCTGATGATGCTCTTGAGAACAATTTGTAGTTAGCAATTGGATTAGCTGCTTCGTCTGAGTTTACGTGTGCGTAAACACTTCCAGCAGCAATATTTAATCCGCCGCCTGATTTATCTAAACTATAAATTGCGCCAGCTGCTGTTGCATATAATGGAGCATCAATTTTGTTCCATAATGCTGTACCTGCTGCATATTGTTTTACGTTTAATTTAGCACCACCATTTGGTTCTGTTGTTTTAACCCAAATAGACCCTGTTGGTTTGTTGCTTACGTCTTGTGGAACTCCTGCTACTGCATCGCTAATTTTAAATGCAGGAACACTTGTATGTGGTGCAACTGCAACTGCTGGTGGATAGTAATCACCTGCTACTAAACCTAAGTCTGCTAGTGCAGTTCCTGTGCCTGCTGCAATTACTGCTTTGCCACTGGCTGCTGTAGAATCTACATAAATTTCTACGTAGTCACCTACTACGGCTGCTGTAACACCTGTAATATTTGCTGTGTCAATATCAGCTGGAAGTGTAGCAACTGTATTACCTGTTAAGTTAACAGTTGATCCGTTAATTACAATAGTTTCGCCACCTTGTACAGTTGAAACTGCTGTGTTTGATGTAGTAACTGCTGCCCAGCTTGCCATCCACTCATCGCTGCCAACTTGTACCCATGTACCAACATTGTTTCCTCTGTTTGCTACGTTACCGTAACCTGGTGTTTTATACCATAAATTGTTTGTAGTTTGTGAAGCATCAATTAAGTATTCACCAATTGCACCAATTGATGCTTTTGGAACACTGTTTGATAAATCTTCGCTTGACGTAATTACTGTTACATCTTGTGATGTAAATGATTGTCCGCCTGTTGTTGTTGGTGCGCCGCCATTCCATTCTAGTACGCCCCATTCGCTTACTTGTGTATCTAGCCACCAAGCACCGTCTGCTGGAGCACCTCCTGGTGCAGTTGCGCTTGCTTCTAGCTCTGCTAAATCAATGTCGGCTCTAACAACATACGCACGGTTTGAAACGCCTAGTAGTGAATAAGCAGTTTGTAAGCCATATTCATTAAGCTCGCCTCCGTGTATCATATTGCCGTTGTTATCTGAGTAGAACAACGCATCGCCGAATGTCTCACCTAGCTCTCGCTGGCTGGTGATTAGGTATGGTTTACCAGCGTTTGCTTTTAATGTACCTGCTGCTGTTCCTGCGCCGCTGCTTGAAGTTTTATTCGTTGCAGTAGCTACAAAAACCATAGGTACAGTACCAGCCGCCGCCGGGGTGTAGAATGATTCATCAATTACTTTGACTTCTACTCCTGGTGATACTAATGCCATGTTAATTCTCCTGTGGATGTTAGTTTTCTATAACAGTATTTATTAAATTCAGAATAAATCACCCGTGTAATCACCTTAAAAAAGGTACCAAAAAGGTGAGCTAAATACAATATGAGACCATTGTGTAAGTGCGGAGAACGTCCTGCTGCTATAAATTATAAGAAAAAC